AATACCAAACACTTACTTTATTTATCCAAATTTTGCCGTTTTTTTGCGAGTTCTTCGTATATTTGTACAAAGGAATTAAACGATCGGAATGTTTACGCGGCAACCTTGTCGAGTAGCATTATGATGTTTTCTTTTATCTTCCGTTTGTCTCGGTTCCACTCGACCGGATCAATCCCTTTCTCGTATTGCGGATAAGGTTTTTCCGGCTTTATGAACCGAAAGTGTTTGCAAAGCGGGTAAATGTAGCGATATGTTTTTACCTGCAACACTTCCAAATCGCCAATCAAATACGCGATATTCGAGCGCAAATATCCTGTTGGCGACGTTGTGGTCGTCAAAATCTGTTGGTGTATTACTTCTCCGGTGCGTTTATTCCGCAAAAATTTCGTGTAATGGAATCCGTAATACCGGAAATTCGACGCCTTGTAAATTGTTCCGCAACCGAGGCGACCGTCGGCGAAGCTCTGAACGGCGACGATGTTCGGATCAGCTTTGCGTAGCAGTTTGAGCGACGCGGCGATCAACACGCTTTCGGCGTTCTTTCCCAGCGCGTCGTCGATCCACATGCGATTGAGCTCGCAAACCCACGCTTTCGGGTTCGGGTGCGAGAATATCTTTGCGGCGGGGTTCTTCATGTATCCGTAAACGGCAACTCCGAGGCATTTGTCGGGTTCTTCCGCCCGGAACACTCCGAAATTGTACTTTCCGAAGCCGCCCTCGTTCCACTTGTGCGAGTAGTGGTTCTCCACGATCATACGCTTTGCCTCCTCTTTGGGCACGCCCTTGATAATCAATTTCCCGAGCGTGGAGGTCTCTTTCACGATCGCCAGCCCGTCGATCGGCTGGGCTTCTGCTTGTTTCTTACATGTCATTCAGCATAAAGCAATGTTTTTAGGGGTTTATAAAATGGTGTTCAAAATGTTTTCGTATCTTTGTGGTCTCTTACCTCTGCAACATAAAATTATGTTTGCGTAACATATAGGCAAAATAAAACGCCACAACGCGACCAAAGGTTTATGCCCTCGGTTGTGCGTTGTGGCGCATTTTATGTTAGTACAGAGGTAAGAGGCTTACTAACAGCCGGGGGCTTTTTTCTTTTCCGCCCCCAAAAATTTAGTGGTTTCGGTTCTAACGGTTCAGCAGCTCGTCCACGTCCTGCTTGCACTTGTTCCGGTACGCTTCAAATTCCCGGAGTTCCTGCCCGTGTTCCTCGGTGTCGGCACCGTTGGCGAGTAGAGCGATCTGCGCGTCGATAGAGTACTGCTTCCCGATTAGTCCGGCGATAAACTTGCTCCGGCGGTTCTCGTCGGTGACGTCTTTTGCCTCGATAATCGTCGAGCCGTCCTCCATGTCTCCCGTGTAGGAATAGCCCTCGATCGGGTTCTCGTGTTCCGGCATGTCAAAGGTTGCCGCCTGTTCGTTCAGATAGAGCAGATAATGCCCGTTGTCATACTTGACAAATGCGTGCCTTTCGGCGTGGTTTGCTGTTTTCATTCGTTTTTGGTTTTTACTCGGGGTCGATGATCTTGTAGAAGCACCGACCGCCCTCGATCTCTTGTTTTATAATCCGGCAATACGGCGGGTCTTGCGGGTCTATCTCCACCCCGTCGAGTTGCTTTACGAGTGCCTGCGACCCGGTGAAACATATATGCTGCACCCACTCGAGGCGTGTCGTCCCGTCGGGTTGCGGCACCTGCTCCTCGATCTTGAATTGCAGGGTTAAACACGTGTCGCGGTACCGCGATTCGCCAATTTGGTAGCCCGTGAGCTGCAACACCCGATTGAGGATGTTGTCAATTTTGAGCTTGGCACCCTCAAAATTGCCTTTCTGTTTCTGTACTTCACTAAATTTTTTCATACCGATAGTATTTAATAAATGGATTGAATCGCAATGCTGCATGAAGCCGAGGTTAGACGCCAGTTTGAGGCGTATTTCCTCGTCCGGCAAACCGCGCTTTCTGAACGCCGCCACTTTCCGGCAAAGGTTCTTTTTGTTCCGCTTTCGGGCAAGGCAATGGGTGTGATACGTGACGTAACCCACGAAATCGACACCCCGGCTCTCGACGGGGAATATCTGGTAATTCCGCTTGATGTCGAGTGCCCGTTCGTTGTTCAAATAGTGGTTGATAAACACCAAATGCCCGGAGAGCGTCGCTTTGTCCGCCGCCAACAGCACGATGTCGTCAGCATAGCGGTAGTAGTAACGAACTTTGAGCCGCTCTTTGATGATGTGGTCGAGCTCGGAAAGATAGAGGTTTGCGAAGAACTGCGAGAGGTAATTGCCTATCGGTACCCCGTCCGCCGAGCAAATAATCTCGTCCAGCAACCCGAGCAGTTCCGGGTCTTTGATTTTGACCCGGACAACCTGTTTGAGGATGTCGTGGTCTATGGACGGGTAGAATTTGCGGACGTCGAGTTTCAGACAATAGGCAGTACCCTCGGGGTCGGCTTTCATTTCGCGGCGCAGGCGGTTAAGGCACGGATGTATGCCCCTGCCTTTCACGCAGGCGTACACGTCCCGCGTAAAGTTGCTCACCCATATAGGCTCCACGACCAACATAATCGCCCAATGCACGACCCGGTCGCGGAACGGCAGTTTGTAAATAACCCGTTCTTTCGGCTCGTACTTGATGAATACGTCGTAATGGGAGGTGTGATAGGTGTGCGTGCGGAGTTCGTGTTCAATTTGGCGTAGGTTCGCCTCCAAATCGGAGGCAAACTCTTGAACCTCGGGGCGTTTTCGCTTTCCCTCGCTGGCGTGGTAAAACGCCGCTTCTAAATTTTCATAAGCGCAGATACGCTCGTAAAGGTTGCCAAATCGTTTCATTCATCGGGTCTGTGGTTCTGTGGTTCTGCTTTGCTAACTTGGGAGCGTTCGATCTGTCGCCAGCCTACCGGCACCCGTTCTGCGTTTGTTATCTTCCGCCAAGTGGCGAGGTTCTCTTTGACGCTTTTATTCCTGTACTACTTGCAAAGTTTAGGGGCGAGGAGACATTCGCATTCGTATTCGTCGCTGCATTGTTCGCATTCGTCACGAACGCGCCTGCATTCGTGCCATTGTTCGACGAACCGCCTACCAAGCGGACACGGAAAAGCAAACACCTCCTAAAGAGCAACCCGTCCTACATTATCGGACGTGCAAAAATACTGAAAACGCGGCACACAGGCAAAGAAACCCCGAAAATAAAAAAAATCGACCCGCCTTACGGCGGGATAACAAAATACTATCCCGCCGTGTCGTATGTTTATCGGTATGTCAAAATTTCAAAGAACGCTCGTTTTTTTTCGTTTTCGTCTTATTCGCTTATCGTGGGGTCTTCCTCGAAAAAGCAGAGGGGCGAGGAGACACTCGCATTCGTATTCGTCGCCGCACTGTACGCATACGTCACGAACGCGCCCGCACACGTGCCATAGTTCGACGAACCGCCCACCAAACGGACACGGAAACCGGGATTGCTCGGCGTAGTGTAGAAATAATCGGCGAAATACGTTGCGGCGGTTGCGCCGACCTCCGTCGGCAGGCAGCACAGCAGGTGCGTCGAATATTTTTTGATGTAACCCTCCGCTCGCGGCAGTTCCGCCGCGAGCAACATGCCCTCGGTGTCCGTCCAACTGAACCCGGCATAAAGCGACGGCGCGACATACGCGAGCGTTTTTTCCGCGCCCACGTCGATAACGAGACCCCCGCAAACGCCCCACAGGTGCCCGAACGGGTTTACGAGACCGAAGAACACCGGAACGGGTGCCGTGTAAACTGCCGTGCCGTCGGCTTTCGTCACGCTATACTCGACGATGCCGATACCGTCGCCTTTCTCCAAGCCGACGGAGGTCGGGATGATCGGGAAATACCCGTTGTAATTTCCCCAGTTCGGCATATTCGTTACGCCCGACCCGAGCCCGCCTTGATACAGACCGTCCGAATCGAGCTCGGCGTTGTATGCCGATTGCGAGTGTCGCGTGCCGAGGATGATGCGCATCGTGTACTCCACGACCGCACGGGCGACGTACCAACAAGCATCCCAGCCCTCGCCGCGCTTGCGGGCGATCGTGCTGAAATTGCCATACGGGTAAGCCGTCGCCGCCATGCCGAGCATCGTTTTCTGCGGCGCATCGTCCGCGAGGTCGGCATACGACGACAACACGTTGCCGTTGCCACCCCGGTAACGTGCATCGGTGGAAATGACCGAGCAGAGCTTCTGTTCCGTGCGGTCGATCACCCCGGCGGAAAACCACGAAATACCGCCCGCAGGCACGTAAACGGACTTCTTGCCCGGGATCGGCTGGAACGTGATCGTCTCGATCGTGCGGTTCCCCTCTTTCCACGTCGTGTAATAGTGCGCGTTCCAGCACCACATGCACTGCCCCTGCGTGCCGTCGAGCTTTGCCGGGCTGCCGTCCTCGTAGCGGTTGGAATCCGCCGGGTCGAGCTTGCGGCGCACGCGGTCGTCCGTCACGAGGTAACGACCAAGACCCAGTTTTTTAGGCAGCTCTTTAAGGGCGGCGAGACTGCCGTAATATCCCGCAGCGACCGGGGTCGAGTTCGTCTCGTCCCAATACCTGCCCGCGATCGGGTTGCCTGCCGTCTCGACCGCTTCGGCGAGGTTCATGCGCCGCGTCTCGCCGCTCTCGTCCTGCACGGGTACCGCCATGTCCGACAGCTTGCCCGTAGCCCAAGGCAGCTCGTTGATTCTTTTCGCGTTCTGAAACGCCGAAAGCATCGCTCTCACGTTGTTTTCTTCCTGTTCCGTAAATGCCATTGTTGCAAATGTTTTATGTTAAAAGTATGTTGTTTCCTGCCGTCACGAGCAAACCGCCGTCCGCGTCTTTGAGAGCCGAGGGGCGGACAACCTCGATCTCGACCGTCTTGTGCAGGGCGGTGTTTTCCGTCGGGATGACGTGCACCCGGCTCTTGCCGAGCCCGAGAACCTCCACCGCACCGTCCGGATCAACCTCGACCGCCTTTCCGTCGCCCAAAAAGAGGACGTTTTGAACCGCGAAACTCGGCAGGAGCTCGGCTTTGATGTATTGCGTCACCGTGTTGCCGAGAGTGATTTTCTGCGGCGGCGTGACGTTCATCACCAGCGGGATAACACGCCCCGCGCTCTCTGCCAAGATGCCGAGCATCGTTTGACGCACGGCGGCGATGTCCTGCTTGATCTCCGTGTCGGTCTGCGCGAGTTCCGATTTCGTTTGCGTGATCCGGGAACCCAAAGCGTTCTCCGCTGCCTCTGCCCGTTGCTGCTCCCGATCGACCTTTCCCGACAACTCCGCCTCCGCAGCCTCCGCACGCTCTTTCTCGGTTTTGACCGCAGCGGCGACCGCGCTGTTGTATGCCGTCGTGATCTTGGTCTCGAGAGCCGAGAGCAAACCCGTGAGGCTCTCCGAATCCGTAATGCCCTGCAAAAAGCTCTCGATCTCCCGCCACGTGTTGATCGTGCTGTCGGCGGTATCGTTCGACTGCAAAAACGTCTTTAACGTGCTGGCGACCGCGTACAAATCTTTGTAGTTGGAACCCAACGCCACGAGTGCCGCTTTCGCCTCGTCGAGCGTCGCCCCGCCTTTGAGCATTTCGCGGATTTTGCCTATATCGTTGTGTGCAGTCGTGAGGCTCGTTTGCAGGGCGGTGTCCGTCTTGTGCAAGTCCTCGATCTCCTTGTCCTGTGCGGCGTCTTTCTTATGGATGTTATCCACCTCCGCGTTTAAGGTGTCGATCTCTCCTTGCAGGCGTTCGTCCTCCGCCTCGAGTTCCTCGATATTATCGGCTATGTTGTTGAACTGCTCCCGGGAGGATTGCTCGTGTGCCTCATATTCGGTTCTCAACTTCCGAAAATTGTCCTCGAGCTGTTTGCCTGCCGCCGCATCATACTTGCCGTTAAGTTGTTCCGGGAGCTCCTCGACCGAGGAAATAGGCACCTTGTCCTCCTCCTTGTGGAAAAAGCTGTCGATCCAGTCCGCGAACTGCGCCTCGGTGGGATATTTACCACGCTTGAACCACGCTTTTAATTGCGCTATGCTTCTGATTGCCATTCTTGAATCGGTTTATCGGTTATCGTACCCGCATGATGTATGCAAGCACGTAATACGGCGGGCGGTTCTCATGCGCGGCACCCCCGCCTGTCGCGTTCGTGTTCCCGAACTGGGTCGTCCGGTCGTGCTTGGAGGTGGAGTTCGGGGAGGAGTTGCGCCCGCCGCCTTTCCACGTTCCGCTGTCCTCCGCCCACAGGTTCTGCGGGTGGGTATGCGAGGGCATTTCTTTAATTGTGAGCGCGTGTTGCTTTTCGCCGCCCGCTTTGCCGTAGTCGCTGTAATCCGTATCGCTCGGGTTATGTCCCACGATAAACCGACCCCGCAAATCGGGCATACGGAAATACCCGCTCGAGGTGGAATAACGTGAACCCGTCGCGCTGTACGCATTATTGAACGTCGAGCCGAGTGCCTTATACAAATCCGGGTAGTCGGTAATTTTGAGCTGCTGACCCTCGCACAACTCATAACCCGACGGAACCGTCTTGCCCGCCCATATTTGGATGATGCCCAAAGGCGGGGCGGAGAGTTCCCCGAGCGTCTCGCCCTGTTTTTCGATTTTCTCCTCCAATTCGCGGGGCGTCCGCACGGCGGCAAAGTCGCCCCACTTGTAATTTTCGCTCCCGACACCCGGTTTGAGAGACCGCACCGTGTATGCCTGCGGGAACTCGTAACCCTGTGCCGTAGTCGAGACGATCTCCTGATGCACGTACATACCACCGGAGACCGTGCCGCCCTCCCAGTAAATGACCTCGCCCTCCGGAAAATCCTTTGTTTTCAGAAAAACATAACCCGCCTTGCGGCGCGTGCCGTTCTGCTCCTCCTCGCAGCCCAGCAAAATAGTCTTGTCTCCGGCAAGGTTGCCGAGCACTTGCAAAAGCGCGATGTTGGTCTGCAAGGCGTCCAGCGTCTCGCAATCGACCGGGAAATTCTTGTTCGGTTGCAAAAGGAACCGTCCTACCGTCTGTTTCATTCTCAAATATAATTTACCGAAAATCGCTTCGATGCCAATTTGTACGTGCCGACGATCGCACGCAACCGCGAGACGTCCACCGTGTCGTAGAGCGAAATCGGGATGTTCACCCAAAAATCGAATCCGTTGATCCCGCCAAAGCCCCGGCGGTTGATAATAAAAGCCCTGCCCGTGTCGCGGGTCGGCAGCAGGAACGCCTGCTCCTCCTCCCGCTTGTGAAGCATCAAAACACCCGCGCTCGCTGCCTCCTCCGTGATCGTGATACGCCGCTCGATCGGGTCGAACTGGTCATTCAATACCGCCCGCAGGTAGCACACCTGCCCGTTGTGGGTGAGGCGGTAAACGGTATCGCGGCGGAACAGCACGAAACGGGTGTGCAGGTACCCCAGCGGCGAGACCATTGCATAGGCGAGCGTCGCAAGGATCGGTTTACGCCAGAACGTCGGCAGCAGGAGCAGCGCGAAACGCTTGATATTTACCTCGTACTTACTCATACACGTACCTGTTTATCGTAATCGTCCCCGCCTTGAAATAGCCCGCAACGGGAACATGCCGGGCGTTGATCGGGACGACTGCCGTTTCCCCGTTCGCCGAGGTCGTCGCGCCCCGGAACTCGACGATCTTCACACCCTCGACTTTCTGCAACTCATCCACGAGTGCCATGTTTGCATACTCGCCATTAAACGGGAGGTTCTCGATATATGCCCGTACCGCCTCCCGGCACGCGCCCTCGACCTCCTCGGGCAACAGCATCGGATCGTAATAAATATCGACCTCGCAGTTGAACGTATCGGCGTCGATATTTACCAAGTTGATGCGTACCCCCGCGTCCTTGAACTCGGCGATATATGCCGCGAGCTGTATTTCGGTCTCCCCGTCCAACCTCTGACGCACCCCGCCGTTTTCTCCGGCGACCTTGATCGTCAGAATCGAGGCGTCGTTGTTCTCCACCGCGACGGCATGTTTCACCACCTTTGCGGCGGCGATGTCGTCCTCGCTCATGCCCTCCGTGTCGTACCTGTCCGTGTCGGCGATCAAAGCCTTGTTTTTCATAAAGCCCAGCACCTTGTCACGGTACCATTTGGGGCGGTGCGGCAAAATCTCCTCGATACACGAGTTCACCTCCCGCCTGTGCTCGTCGAAAAGGCTCTCCACGATCCACGCGGCGCACGCGAAAATGTAGAACAACACGCTTTCCACCGACGCCTTGCTGAAATGCGCCGTAAAGCTGTCGCCAGCCTCGAAGCCGTAGGCACGCGCCACGTCCTCGTTGCGCATGAAATCCCCGGCGATGCCGTCTTTTATCTCTGCAATAGTCCTCGCCATTAGCTCACTATAAAATCAATTTCAATTCCCATAAAACCGATACCCCCGTAGGGCACACACGCCAAGTCCTCCGCCGAAATGTCGGTCGCCGGGCGGACGCCCCGCGCCTCGTAACGCCCGAGAACCAGTTTATCGACCACCGGGGCGGTCTCGAGCTCCACGTCCGGGGCGAGCTCTCCCGATACCGGGATGTCGTTTTTGATCGACATGCCGAGGGCACCTTCCACGCTGCCGCTCGTTTGCAGCGCGACGTCGATAAGGCTCTGCCTGTCGAGGGGTTTTATCTTGTTCATCACTCTATCGTTATGCGGTTGTCGTCGATCGAAACGCGCGAAACCGGAACCCCGCACGTTTGGAGCATCTGTTTCGCGTTGTTGCTCCAAAGCGGATCGCCATTGCCGTTTGCCAGCTTGGTAATCTCGGCACCCACGAGCGGGTGTTCTTTCAACTCGCCCCGGGCTGCCAAAAGCACGCATTCGGCAACCTGCCCGGTATTGTCACCGAGAGCCAGCGCGCCGTCCTTGACCTGCAAATCGCCCGTGTCCGGGTCTATTAACATTCCAACCATTCGATCAATGTTTCACTTTTTCATCTTCGTAGTCCGATACCGCGACGCTCGGGTGTTGGCTCGTGATTGCCGGAACCATGACCGGAGCGGGGTTTGACTGCGCCGTTGCGCTGCCCGCCACCGCAACGACACCCGTCGGAATCTCGTGCGTGTGGCTGTTGAACGCCGAGATAAACTCGTTGAGCTTCTGCGTGAGCTGCTCGATCTTCACCATGCCGCCCAAATCGCCGCCGTTGATGACAACCCCCTCGGGACTGATCTTTACCGTCGTGCCTCGGACGGCAATATCAACCTGCCCGTCCATTATCTCCGCCGAGGTGTCCCCGATTTTGAGGTCGATTTTATCGACTTTCTCCGCAAGGACGACCACCGCCACCGACGCCCCGAGAAACGACACAACGACGTAGCTGCCGACCGCAGGGAACAGCACGACGCCCTCCCCGCACTCTTGGTTGGCTTGCAGGTTCACGCCCACGAGTGGCGCACCCTCGTCGAGCGGGGTGCAGTCCACCGTGCGGGCGTCCTCGTCCACCGCATCGACCGTGCAGACCTTGCAGTACGGTTCTGTGCCTGCCGCCGCCATTTTCCGGATTGCTTCCTGTATCGTCATTCTGCCACTCTCGCCCCGAGGGTGATTTCCTGCCGGAAACCGCTCGGGGAGTATTTTATTACGTTTTTCTGTACTTGATAGACGCCTTTGCGCTCGCCGTCGATCTTGATACCCACGTTGTCGAGCTTATCGACCAGCTCCGCGCCGAACGTCGTAAACGACCCCACGAGACCGTCACGTTTCAGCCGTTCGAGTTCCTGTTTCGCCCATGCCTTTAACTCCGCCTCCTGCTTGTTGTAGGTGTGCAGCGTCCGGGTTTCCCCGTCCGTGTCGCCCACCTCGACCCGGATTTTCTTGTTGTTCGGCATAAGCGAAACCGCCTTGACCTTGATTTTCACGTCGGCGGCATTCTGTACTTTGAGCTGCGTGTCGTCGATAAGGTTCAGACCCGTTGCAAATACCTGTTTCGGGGTCTTACCGCGCTCGAACAGCACGCCCGAATACAACACGGGCTCGTCGCCCTCGATACGGATAAACGACCGCACCCCGCCGTGATCTTTCAACTGCCCCAAAAGCGCGCTCAACGTGTCAGCCGTAACGCGGTACTGCCCGATCGACTGCTCCCCGAAAACCTTGTACCCGATGCCGAGTTCTTGGTCTTTGAGGATCTGCCCGATCGTGGCGTTCTTGTAGGCGAGCTTCTTTGCCTCACGCTGTTTGAGGCGGAACATGTAATCCTCGCAGGTGATCGTCGTCGGGGTTTTAAGCCCGAGGGTCGTTATGAAACCCCGGAAAGCGAATTGCAGGTCGCCGTCGTACCCCAGCCACACCGTCACCTCGTCGCCGCGCCCTATCGGGAGCGTACTTTCTCCCTGCCATTTCACTTTTTTAGGCAACTGCAAAACGCACGTGTCCGTGAGCGTCTCGATGTCGCGGGTGATCTCCACCGAGGCGACCTTATCGAAAACCCACGTTTTCGCACTTCTGATCTCTATTTTTGCCGTTAGCCTAAACATGGTTTAACCGCCTTTCAAATGCCGTTTAATATTCGGTACTCTTGATTACATAGTCCTCGTCCGAGAGTGCACGCACCTCGATCGTCTGACGGTTCGACGCCGTTTCCTGTTTGAGCGAAAACCGCGTGACGACCATACGCCCGATGCCGAAGATCGACAGGAACACGCTCGTCACCTCGACCGCCTTGTTCTCGTCCAAAAACTCCTTGACCTTGCGGATGCCCTCCTCCAGGTATTCGTCCACAATCTGCCCGTCGGAATCCACCGCGACAATACCGACACTTATGCTGATGTCATAGTCGCCGTTGCAGATGTACTCCTTGATCGTACCGTTCAGACCGACGAGCGTCGTGCGGACGATGTGTTTCTCCTGCGTGACGGTGACGACCGCATCATTCACGACCAGCGTTTCGCCGTTTTCCTTGCACAAGGTCAGCTCCGTGAGCACGTAACGGCTCTCCCAAAACGTCCGGTCGGTGATCGGCGTTGCGACCTCCGCCCCCTCGATTGTCCCGTCGTGTCCTTTCCACGAGGGAACCTCCTTGTTTACTTGCGAGGGGACAAGGTGTGCAAGGGCAACGCGAGCGCGACGGGCGACACCCGCCGCCACGAACTCAAAACTTATAGGGGACAATCCGCTCATTACATTGCATAGTTTACGTCGTTCACCGCCCCGGTCAGAGCCTCCGCGACCATTTCCTTTACCTTGCCGATGTCCTCGTGCATGTTGGTCGTGTGTATCTCGAACTTGTCGATCAACTTCTCGATCGTGACGTTGATGTTTTTGATTTTATCCGCCTTGTCGGGACTGCCGCCGATGCCTGCCAGTCCTGCCGAAATAGCCCCGCCGCCCGAATCCGGAGCGACGACGACCGGATCGTCCGTGTCGCCCGCCTCCGCTTTCTTCTTGGCTTCCTGCTCCGCCTTGCTGCGTGCCATTTCACCCTCGTAGGCGTCATTGAATGCCTTGCCGACGCTGCTGCCGAACTCCGAGAACCCGCCTTTCAGCCGATTGATCGCCTCCTTGATCCCCTTACCGTCGAGCGAAAACGCCGCTTTGATAAGGTCGCCGATAGACCCGAACACATTTTTCGCCAAATCCCAAATACCCTTGAACGTGGCGGCAAACGCGGCACCGAGACCTTTAAGCACGGCACGGAACTTTGCCGAGGTATTCCAAAAATAGACGCCCAATGCGATAAGCCCCGCAATTGCGGCGGCAATCCAGCCGATGATCGGGATGTTCATAATAGCGATACCCACAGCCCGGCACGCCGAGACCGCCGCGACCTTGAACGTGGCGAAAGCTCCCGAGGCGATGCCCGCGAACGTTGCCGACGCCGTGCCGCCCGTGACAAGGGAGAGAACCCACGCCCCGAGAGCCTTTATACCCGAGAGCAGCCCCACCGTTGCAAAACGAACGACGGCGGCGGTCGCCCGGGTGATGTTCCCGAGGAATCCGATAGACACCATTTGCCCGGTACGGAGTTCGGCGTTCATAAAAAGCAACTGGTAACGCGCGACCGTCACCATGCGCGAAAGAGACGAGAACACACCCGCGAAATTGATACTCTTTACCAGCGTCATAGCCTTGCCGACGCCCATAATAAGCGGCATAAGCTGCGAGAGCGGAACGAGCGAACCCGCGACCGTCTCGACCCAAATGCCGAAATCTCCCGTCGCGTTGAATACCGAAATGCGGAAATCATCGAACCGGGCTTGTACCCGGGCTTTCTTCTCGTTGTACGATTCCATGATGATCCCCGCCTGCTCGAATGCCGTATTAGTTCCGGAAATGACGTCCGTGTAACGGTTCACCTCGTCGATGCCCTGCACGAGAGCCATTGCCGCGTTGCTGTTCTCTCGCCCGAACAGCTTTGTAAACAAAGCCGTATCGTTGAGCACGGTTTTGAGGGGCTGCAACCGCCCCGTGAGGGTTTTCGACTTGTCCGTGAGTGCGTTTATATCCACACCCGCCGCCGTGAGCTCCTCTTTTACGTCTTTCGGCAGGAAACGCCCCGTCGAAAGTATAGACATGACGTTTCGCAGGGCGACACCGCCCTCGGCTCCCTTTTTGCCCGCTTTGTCGAGTACCTGTATCGCGGCGTTCGTCTCCTCGAACGATACGCCCGCCGCCTTTGCAGCCATACCGCATTGCTCGAGCGCGACTTTGATCGTCGGCAGCTCGGCGGAACCCGCCTGTCCCGCCGCTGCCATGACGTTCATCATCTGCGCCATTTTGCGGCTCGCCTCCATAGGATCGGCAAGCGATACCCCGTACTGGTTCATCGCCGTTGTGAGCACTTCGGCGGCAGCTTTCGCGTCTCCGCCCATTGTCTTGCTCAATACGGCGATATTGTCCCCCATAGTTTTAAGGGCGTCCGGGGTTTTGGCAAGCTCCGGGGAGAGCTGCGAGAGCAGCAGTTTGTACGATTCGACGCTCTGCGCTGCCGAACCGCCGAATGTCTTTGCCGCATCACGCGCGTAACGTTCGATCGTTTTAAGGCTTTCGCCCGTCTCGCCCGAAATTGCCGACAGGTCGGCGAGCGAGGCGTTGAGGGCGGCACCCGGGGCGAGCGTTTCGTCCACCGTGCGCGAGAACCCCTCGACAAACTGCGATAGCTGGTTGAACGCGACGATCTTTCCGGCAAACGAATCCCAGAGCCCCGACGCCTGTTTGACGGTATTGTTCAACGCGGTGACGTCCCCCGTAATCTGTTGTGCTACGGTGGCGGCGTCCCCAGTAATGTTGAACGAATAATTAAAGGCGTATTCACTCATTCTCCGGTGTCTCGAAAAGTTTTGCTAAAATTTTGGCAAGATTGGTTAATCGCGTTCCCTCGATCCATACCGCCTCGGAAAACAACTGCGCCCACTCCTCCTCGGAGAGCTCGCGCGGGTCGGTATGGAAATTCGCACGGATAAGGGCGCACCCTTTGGCGATAAACTGCTCGTCGTCGTTATCGCTTAACCGGTACGCCTCTACACGTTTTTTAAGCGGCTGGTTACGCTGTTGAACAATTCCCCGAGCTGGCGGATCGCGCCCATGCGTACCAGCATGTCGGTTTTCATAACCGGATCACCGCCGAGCCAGCAGTTCTCGAACAGGGTCGTCGTGCTCTTGATCTCGTCCTTTTTGGCGAGCTGGTTTACCGCCGACATGGTTTCCATACCCGGGCGGCGGAAATACCCGACGAACAGGTCGCCGTCGTCCTCGACCTCGATCATGTGCACCTTGCGGTGTTCGGATTTCCACGCCTTGATCTGCTCCTCCGACACGCCGCCGTTGCAGATGTGCAGCGTCTTGACGACCTCCCCGGTGTCCTTGTCCTTGTAGGTTCTTGCCCCGTCCTTGTCCGTAAACACGAGCGTTCGGATTACTTCGCCTTTGGCGTCCTTGATCTCCTCGGTGTTGTTGTTCTTGTTCATAAATTACTCGATAAAAAGGGGCAGGCAGTCACGCCCGCCCCGGTTAAACTTGCTGTTACTTGTTGTGCCACTTGATATGCGAGGGCACCAGCTCGAGATCGACGAGCTGCCGCGTGTCCCCCTCTTTCCAGTTGCGGGCGTTCTTCTTGAAGCGGCAGTTCATAATCTTGTCGATCACGATCTGCCCGTCCTCGGGGATGTACGCCACGACGATAGGGAACGGCGCGAGGTCTTGCAACCGCCCGGTCGGGCTTTTCGCCTGCCAGCCGATCACCTCGCCCATTTCGACGGTGATCTTGGCACTCGGGGTTACTCTGCCTTTGGAGTACGAGACCGGGAAACGCCCCGCCCCGTAGTGGTTCTCGACAACTTGGTCGTCGCCGTACTCGATCGCCGTAATTCCGACGACAGGCACGCCCCCGACGGTCGCCGTGATGTCGCCCCACGAATGCGCTACACCGTTGATAAGAGGGATTAAATCCGTTGCTTCTGCCATTCAGCCGATTGGTTTATGCTTTTTTTGCAAAGCCGATTTTACATCTGATCCTGCGCAATACCCCGACGCCTACCTGCTTGATGACGAACTCCAGCTCGGAGGTCGATAACACGTCTTGATCGGGGTCGATTTCTACCGACATGCCGCTCAACTCGCCCGCTTTCTGCATGTCCTCGAGCGGCTTGTTCGCAAGCTCGGTGAGGTATTCCACCTCGTAGGAGGCGAGCTGCCCGGTCTCCGCGTTCACGTAGAGCTCGCCGCCGAGTTTCGGGAGCAGGGCTTTACGGATGCCGCGAACCGCCTTGTCCATAGTACGGACGTTCTCGATATAGGCGTAATCGCTCGCCGCATCGTCCATTGTGTGCGAATCGTTGAAATACGAATCGGCAAAGCCGTCGTAAGTCACGAAAAACAGGTAACGCGAGACGTCGAGGTTCTCAACGATCGCCGTGTCGAGGTCGCGCAGCAGCGTACCGTCGCCGAACGCGGGCAGGTCGATACCCGTCGGGAAGTTCTCGACCGAGGCGATAGACTGGTGTACCGCCGCTTTGGAGGTGATGCCCAGCCACACGCCGAGCCCGGAAACCGAGGCTTTCCCCGTGTTGCCCTTGTCGGCGTACAACTGCGCCCCGACACCCTTGCCTGCCTGTCCGATGATGACCGAGACATTGCATTTCCCGGCTCCCGCAAGGCTCGACGGTAGCGACGTGACGGAGGCGACTTTCGGAGCGTAACCGATTGAGAGCGGACGGTCGTATTCCTGCAAATAGGTTGCGATGCCCTGCAACGCCGTGAGGTCGCCCGCCTCGAGCTCCTTGTGCCCGCACCACACCGCAACCTGCCGCAGAGAGCCGCCCGCGTAGTTTTGCAGGCTCTTGACCTCCGAAAAGGTGTAGGTGCCGCCCGTAGGCTTGGCGAAAAGACCGACATACAGGCTGATGCCCGGGTTGAGACGGTAAATTTCGCTCAAATGGTAGTGCAGCATCCGGATTTCCCACGCCGCGTCCTCGTCGCTGGTGATGCCGAGTTTCTCGGCGGTCTCGATCGAGGAGCACGCCTGTATGCGGTTCTCCTCCGAGAACCCCTCCGGCAGAGCCGTCACGTAGGCGAGGAACCCGCTGACGTGATCCTGTCCCGCCGCCGTCTTGGGGATGTTGCCGTTGGTGCGTTCAAATTTGATACTCTGCATTCGGCTATCTCTTTACGGGCGTTACCGCCTTGTTGTTGAGCGTGCGGGCATGGTTGTCCGCGTCGTTTTTCTCGTAGAACCCGCGACCGTCTGCCGTCATGTACACGACCGACATATCGGGGTTGCTTTTGAGCAGGGCTTTGCCGACCTTCTGCACGGCGTCCGAAACTTTCGGTTCCGATTTTTTGGTCGGGGTTTTCGCTGCGGGTTCTGCATTGTCGGCAGCACCGCCCGGGGTCGGCTGCTTGCCTCCCGCCTGCGGCTGATCCGTCATGCCCTCCCCGGTGTTGTCCTGCGGGGGTTCCTGTCCGGTCGGGACAGGTGCCCCGGTCTTGTTTTGCGGGTTCTCCGCCTTATCTTCTTTTTTTGCCATAGTCAAATGGTGTTTGAATGGTTTATAAATGCCGTTTAAGTTTCCACACCAACCACACGACCCCCGCAGCGACGGCAATCCCCCCGAGGGTGCAGAGCAGACGTTGCAGGGGATTCAACCCCCGCCGTTCGTGGGTTTCGGTGTTCGTGTCGGTATGCGTACTCTCCCCGCTGGTTGTCTGTAATTCCGTTTTGGCAGCTTCGCGGCTGCTTGATTCGCCGGATAGTTCCCTGTGTTCGTCGATCGTCTGCCCGGTGGTTTGCGTCTGCCGCCCTGCATCCGTCTTGCGCCGCGTTTGGGTGGTTTCCCGTTTGAGCGGCGGCGTCCCCGTGACGGGATCGGTCGGTTTGTCCGTGTCGTACTCCCGCACGGTGGTCGTTACCTCCTCGTTGCTCGTCAGCTCGGTTGTCGTTTCGGTATCGGTCTGTTCGTGCCGATCGCCGATCGCTTCCAAACTTTCGGTGTTGCTCGTTTCGGTTTCCTCCCCGTAATCGGCAGCATGTTCGAGGTTACTTGTCGTCGTGCTCCGGATCGTCGCATTCTTTGTGCTTGCGCAATTCGTGAGAAACAGGGCAGTCAGCAGCGTGAGGGCAAAGAGAAATTTTGCCGACGGCTTTTTCCAGTCTTGAAACATTCGTATTCAGTCGTTTTACCTGCACCTCCAAAGGGTGCACGATGTTCTGCATGATAATCTCGTTTCCGACACGCACGTTCTCCAGTTCCTTGCGGTTGGCGTCCGCGCGGGCAGCGGCAACCTCGGCGCGCAGCCTTGCGATTTCGGTATTGTATTTCTGCCGCGTGAGTTTCGAGGCAAGCCACGAGGTGACAGGTGCCGCAGTAATGCCGATAATCGCTAACAACAACTCCGTACTCATTGCACAATACCGATAGATTTCAACCACGCGGGAACGTCGAACGAGGGGCACGCCTTATGCACGCCCGGCAGGTCGCGGTGCCCGACGATCTTCACCCGGGGATGCCGGGCGTGGAACGCCAGCACGTACCGCTTCAAGGCTTCGAGCTGCTGCGGGGTGCGCGTGTCCGCCGGGGTGAGTGCCTTGTTGTTCTCACAACCGCCAACATACACGATATGCCGCGACACGCCGTTATATCCGGCGGCTCCGTTCGTGATCTCCCAATCATCGACCCACGCATCCTCGTTGTTAGCGACAAGCCGCTCGACACTACCGTCCAAATGAAAAAGGTCGGTATATCCCACTTGCCGCCACCCTCTGCCTCGCGGTTGGGGAGCCGTGTGCCACGCCCGGATTTCGTCGGCTGTTACCTCGCGTCCTCGGGGCGTAGCGGTGCAATGGATAACCAAGTATTTAAGCTCCTTTTTCATTTGTCGGGTAGTTTTGGGATTACTTGTTGTCGCCCACGCTGGCGGTCACCTTGGCACTCACGATCGCGCCCATAGCCTCGTTTTTGAGGGGCAGGCAGATCGAGTAAGTGCGGAAACTGATAAGGTTTTCCTGCGTGGTCGGGTTGTTCTTCGCCTCCGATGCGTAGGTCTTGACGCTGCCGTTGGCTTTCATCATGCGCACAGGTGAGAAAGCGATCGACGCCTGCATGTCCGTATCCGCCGGAACAGAACCGTATGCGACCTTTTTCAGCGTGGTAGCGTTGTAGTACGGGCAGTCGTCATACTCGTAGATTTCAAAGCCCAGCACCTTGTTGATCTTTCCGCTCTCGGCGTTATAATACTGGTTGTAGAACTTCTGATCGTTTTCGAGCAGGTCGGCGACATGGTCGCTGCACAACACGAGGCAACGCCCCGCCTTGGGCACCTTGTTCTTGTCGAACAGCTTTTTGAGGCGCACGATGTCCTTGCGCGTCATAATCTTGCGACCCTCGGACGCCTCGCCGCTCGTGAGGATCACGGGAGTTGCCGTGCTGTTTTCGTTCGGGGCGATCGCATGAATGGCTCGGGAGTATTTCTTCTCCGAAATAGCCTCCTTGTGGCGTTCGATAACCGTCGCCTTTTTGTCGTAAGAGAGCGAATACAGCTCGTCGTCGGTGATGCGCGTCGGCTTGGTCTGATACTTGTCGAGCGTCACAGCCTTGTCGCCGTCCTCCAGTTCCTCGATCTCCAGCGGGTACGAGGTATTGTTCACCAGTACGGTAGGATCGCCGCCGATATTCACGAAATGGATCACGTCTTTTTCGACATACTGGTCGAACGAGCGGATTTTGCTGTACCAGCCCAGCCCCTCGGGATCGGTGCGGAACGCTTTAATCATAAAGCCCGTCCACGCCTCGGTGTAAAGTCCGGCGCAGGCAGCCCCCGAGGGCATGAAACCGCCGCACAGCCCGGACAGGAAAGAGACGCCGTTCACCGCCAGCACACCGTACACGGGCTGAACCCCGAGCGCGGAGGCTCCGACAGCTCCGGCGGCGCAATTCACGGAAATCGCGCAGATAAAGCCCATAAGGGCAAAAAGAAACTTTTTCATTCTGTTAGAAAGGTTTTGAGTGTTACTTGTCGATCTTGGGGACATAGCCGAACTCGGCTTTGAAAAGCTGCATGAACTTCTCCGGGTTCTCTTTTTCGAGCTTACGGAGCTGCTCGTCGGACATTTCCGAGTATGCCAGTTCGACGCTCGCGCCCGAAGCCGCTCCGCCCGCCGGGTTGATAAGCTGCGTCGGCTTCTGTACCGGGGTCAGCATGGCGATAGTCGATTGCAGGACGTCGAAACCTGCCTTTTTACCCAGCGTGATAAGGTGGTCGCGCTTGTCGGCGGTCGTCTTTCTTGCCTCGATAGCAGCATCGACCGCCGCCTCGATGCGGGAGAGTTCGAGCGTCTCGATACGGGCGACGTCGCCCTGCAACTTGGTGATCGCGTTTACCGCGTCGTCCTCGGTAGCCGTTGCGGGCAACCCGAGGGTCAGTAGGATTTTGTTCATTGAAAAAAGGGTTTGATTGTTACCGTTGTTCTCTTCCGGGGCAGGCTCCGCCGCCGGGGAGTGTGCGTTTTTGAGGAGCGGGACGATCTCGCTGTCCGCGCCCGATGCCAGCCGCAGGATTTTACCGCTCGGCTCGTATAATTGCAGGGCGTCGTCGTTGGAACCGATGTCCGCAATGGAGACCTCGACGAGCTTCGAGCGCACGACCGTTGCACGGGATTGTCCCGGCAACAGGTGTTCGGTCGCCGTGCTCAACTCGACGGGCTCCAGCCCCGCCGAACACATGCGGATAAAATCCTCCTCCCACTTGCGGGCGATCTCCGCCGCAAACGGGTCTTTCATGTCGAACACGGGGGTACCCCGCAACTCGTCGCCCTCGACGCGGATATTCTCGACGCGCCCGATCGGAGTGCTCTTGCCGTCGAAACCGCGCGTGTGCATGTAGAGGAGTACCGGGTTGCGCTTGTACTGCGTGAGGTCGATTCCCGGGGTAAGGACACGGGTGCCGTAGCTGTTAAGTCCGCTCGTGTTGATGATAAAGTCTTTTGCCATTCGTCAAAAAATAGGGGACGGCATTTTTCTTTTAAGGGCTCCACCGTCCCCGTCGGTCATACTTCTAAAAAGGGGTTTTGTAGCGGGAGGCGGACTCGAACCGCCGACCTCGAGGGAATGAACCTCGCGAGCTGCCAACTGCTCTATCCCGCGATATTGTTGCGGAGGCAGGAATCGAACCTGCGACCTTGAGGGAATGAACCTCACGAGCTGCCAACTGCTCTACTCCGCGATGTTGAACGATGCAAATTTGCGGGGTTTGCAACACCATAACAAAAAGAGTGTAAAGAGTTTGCAACCTTTTTCATTTTCACGGGGCAGTCACCGAATTTTGCATCGTGGAAAACTCCCGTTCGGGAGCACGAACCAATTAAACCGCATCTTATGAATGGCAAATAAGGTCTCCGAAGAGAAAAAGGAATTTGCCCGCGTGCTCTACATGTCGGGCGAACAGCAGAACATCATCGCCGAGAAAGTCGGCGTTTCAAAACAGACCATAAACAGGTGGGTGGCAGAGGAAGCGTGGGACAAACGCAGAGCCGCCCAAAGCGTCACACGCCCCGAAATCGTAAACAACCTGCTGCGGGCAATAAGCAACGAGGTTGAAAAGCTCAACGAAGAACGGGATGCCGAGAAAGTAGCCGGAGCCTGCGACAAACTTTCCAAACTGGCGGCGACAATAGAGAAGCTCGACAAAAAGGCGAGCGTCGTCGATGCGATCGAGGTGTTCATCGGTTTCGGCAAGTGGCTACAACACAGGGCGACCAATGACGAGGAACTCACCCCCGAATTGATAAAGGCGATCAATCGGTTTCAAGACCTTTATGTCTCGGAACTTTTAAGCACGAAAGGGTAATAATGTCGGTCGCAGGAGTAAATGACGCCACCAAACGGTGGAAAGAGTGGTGCGACAACGTACAGGCGCAGACCACCGTAAACCGGGCTGAAAGCGAGGCGGACAAGCAGGCACGCATCAAACGGGCAGGGGCGGATTATGCCTTTTTCGTGAATTACTATTTCCCGCACTACACCGACGACCCGGCAACAGGAAAACACACCGAGAGCGCGCCGTTCCACATCGAAGCGGCGAATAAAATACGCAAGAACCGCAACCTCAAAGCTGCGTTCAAATGGGCGCGAGGACACGCCAAGAGTACCCACATGGATATAATGATCCCCATGTGGTTGAAGTGCCAAAAGGTGCGGGATATAAACGTAATGGTGCTCGTCGGCAAGTCGCAGGAGAACGCAAATACCCTGCTGGCGGACTTGCAGGCGGAGTTGCAGTATAACCAACGCTATATAAACGATTTCGGCGTTCAGTACAACTCCGGAAGCTGGGAGGAGGGCGAATTTGTTACCGCCGACGGGTGCGCATTTTTCGCCCGGGGACGCGGGCAGTCGCCCCGAGGCTTGCGGTACCGGAACCACCGCCCCGACTACATCGTGATCGACGACCTCGACGACGACGAATTATGTGGCAACGAAACCCGGGTAAACAAACTTACCGACTGGGTAAAAGAGGCGTTGTTCGGTGCCCTCGACGGCGGGCGCGGGCGGTTTATCATGGTCGGCAACCTTATAAGCAAGTGCAGCGTGCTCGCCAATATCTGCGCAACCGACGGCGTGCTGGTCTCGCAGGTGAACGCGATCGACAAGCAGGGGCGTGTGGCGTGGGCGTCGAAATGGTCGATCGACGAGCTCCGCGACATGGAGCGTTTCATGGGGTACCGCTCTTTCCAAAAGGAAATGATGAACAACCCGATCACCGAGGGCGCGGTGTTCAAACACACGTGGATCAAGTGGAAGAAGCTGCCGAAGCTCTGCAAGTACGATTACCTCGTGGCATATTGCGACCCCTCGTTCAAGGGTACCAGCAAAAACGACTACAAGGCGATCAAGCTGTGGGGAAAGATCGGGACGGAACTGCACCAAATCGAGGCGTTCGTGCGGCAATGCTCGGTCGCCGAAATGGTGCGCTGGTGGTACGACATGCACGAGCGGATGATCGCCGCCGGGGTGATATGCTATTACTACATCGAGGCGAATTTCCTGCAAGACATCATCCTCGACGAATTTACCCGAGAGGGGAATTTACGCGGGTACCAGCTACCCATACGGGCGGACAAACGCAAAAAGCCGGACAAGTTCCAGCGCATCGAGGGAATCTCCCCGCTGTGGGAGCGCGGGTTCGTGTTCTACAACGCCGACAGGCAGAACGACCCCGACACGCTCGCAGGACTGGAACAGACCCTCGCGTTTGAAAAAGGAACCAGCAGCCACGACGACGCGCCCGACGCCGACGAGGGGGCGATCTACATCCTGCAACAGCAAACAAGAATAAGAACTTTCGCCCCCAAGTTCGGGCGGCGACCAACATCTAAAAACTCATGGTAAAGATTTTCAGAAAGTGCGTAAAGGCATACAAGAGCTATGTGCTTTACATCCGATGCAAACGGGCGATCAAACGAGCCGACCGAAACGCCGTAGTGACGGGCAAAAAGTGGCTCGTGCTCATGTACGGCGGCAAACCCCTCGTCGTGAGCAAACAGCACCTCAAAGCCAAGATTAAGGAGGGCGCGTTCTGCAAGGGCTTCACGCCCGAAAAGGCGGAATCGCTCGCAATCTACAAAACCCGGTAACAATGTTTCTCACCGAGGACGATTACAGGGTGGTATGCGACGAAGACGAGCTCGACATACTCACCCGCAGCGAACCCGAGACCCGGCAGAAAGCCGAGCGGGTCGCTATGGAGGAGGTCGCAAGCTACCTCCGTCCGCGCTATGATACCGAAAAGGCGTTTGCCGCCGAGGGAGACCAGCGCAACGCGATGCTCGTGCAGGTGACGGTAAACATCGCCCTATACTACCTCGCGCACTGGCTCCCGCAGAACTTGGCTCTCGACGGACGGCAGGAGCTTTACGACAACGCGATCGCGTGGCTTACCCGCGTGAGCAAAGGCGGTTCAATGCCGAATCTACCGACGTACACCGGAGAGGACGGGGAAACCGATACCTCGAACCCGATACGTTACGGCGGCATGTCCGCCAGCAAATACGATTATTAAACAGCGGTTAAACGCCGCTTAAATTGTGATTTTATGCTGAATGCGTTTTTTTGATAATTTCCTTTCGATGATGCCCGGAACCTCGGCTCGGCACAGGCGCGACGTGCTCAACCTCGCCGCGCAGTTCGCCACGCAGGTAAAGAAGAAAAGGGACGTCCTTATCGAACTGAACCAGCAGACCGAGAGCCTCACCAAAAAGGACATCGCCACGTGGCGGCAGGCATGGCAGGCGGCGATCAACTACGAGCAGCCGAACCGCTGCGCCCTGCTCGACGTGTACAACGACGCGCTGGTCGATCTGCACCTCTCCGGCTGTATCGCCCAGCGCAAGGGGAAAACCCTGCAAAAACCGTTCGTCCTAACCGGGAAGAACGGCAAAGAGGACGACAAAGCCCGCCTCGTGTTCGAGCGCGAGTGGTTCAACGATTTTCTCGACCTCGCACTCGACAGCCCCTATTTCGGGCATTCGTTGATCCAGTTCGGAGACATCACCAACGAAAACGGCGTAATGTCCTTTACGGGCGTCGAGCTGGTGCCCCGCAAGCACGTCGTGCCCGAATACGGCGTTATCACCCGGGAGGCGGGCGACGACTGGAAAAACGGCATATCGTACCGCGAGGGCGACATCGCTGCGTGGTGCATCGAGGTCGGGAAAGCCCGAGACCTCGGCGTGCTGCTCAAATGCGCCCCGCAGTCGCTCTCCAAGAAAAACATGCTCGCCTACTGGGACACGTTCGGCGAGGTGTTCGGCATGCCGATCCGTATCGGCAAAACCATGTCGCAGGACACGAAAGACATCGCGCGGATCGAAACCATGCTCGCCGAAATGGGTGCCGCATCGTGGGGGTTGTTCCCGGAGGGCACCGAGATCGAAATCAAAGAGACCAGCCGGGGCGACGCATACAACGTGTATGACAAGCGGATCGACCGATGCAACTCCGAAATTTCCAAAGGCATACTCGGGCAGACTATGACGATCGACAACGGCAGCTCGTTGTCGCAGTCGGAAACGCACCTCGAGGTGTTCGAGAACATCTGCCGCGCGGACGCCACGATGATAAAGTACCTCGTGAACGACCGACTTATCCCGCTGATGATCCGGCACGGGTTTCCGCTCGCGGGGGTGACGTTCGACTGGGACGAAGCGACGAGCTACACCCCGGCAGAGCAGCGCGAGATCGAACGCCTGCTCCTGCAAGAGTACGACATCGATCCGAAGTATTTTGCCGACAAGTACAAAATCCCGATCACCGGGGTTAAGAAAGCCAGCGCAAACAGTTTTTTCGAGTAGGGGCTGACGTTGGTAAAGGCAAGGACGCCAGCCCCCGGGAGGTGCCGACAAAGAATTTCCGGGCGTTTTACCGATGTCTCGACGATGCGGTCGAGGGTTTATACCGCGACGAGCTTTTAACGCTTGCAGACGACGGAAAAACGCCCGATTTCGGGTTTGACAGCCGCGTATTTGAACGTGCCGCAGAATGGGTGCGCGAAAGGGGCGGGTTTACCCCCTCCATGTTGCAGGAACAACCAGCCCGCGACGTGATCGACGAGACGTTCCGCATCCTCGGAGGTGCCGTGTCCTCGTCGATAAGCGAGGAAATGCCCGCAGAACTTACCGGACTGCTGGAAAACAACGCCTTTATTTTCTCCGGATTGAAAACATACCACTCGTTGAACGAGGTCGGCTTGTCGCTGATCGGGGACGACGGAGGGATAAAACCGTTCGAGAAATTCCACGAGGACGTCGCAAAAATCGACGCCAAGTATAACCGCAACTATCTGTATGCGGAATACAATCACGCGGTAACATCGTCCCAAATGGCGGCGAAATGGCACGATTTCCAGCAGGACGGCGATCGGTACAATTTGCAGTACCGGACGGCGAACGACGAGCGGGTGCGGGAGGAACACCAACGGCTGCACAACATCACCCTGCCCGTGAGCGATCCGTTTTGGGAGCAGTTCATGCCGCCCAACGGTTGGAACTGCCGTTGCGTCGTCGTACAGGTACGCAAAGGCAGGTACCCCGAGAGCGACAGCCAGCAGGCGGTAGGGATCGGCGAGGAGATCACCGAGGAACCCAAAAAGCGGATTTTCCGGTTCAACCCCGGAAAGGAGTTAAAGGTGTTCCCGGACAAACACCCGTACAACAAGGCTCCCCAAAAGGCAAAAGAGCAGATTTTACAACTCGCAAAAGAGCGATTCTCCGCCAAGACCATAGAGGAGGCGGAGCAGCAGTTCCGGGATATTCTCGGGATCAACTGCCGCCTCGACGGGTTCAAGAAAAAGGACATCGCACAAGTCAAAGATATTTTCGACTGCGTAGAGCGGCATTTCAGAGATTTCCCCGAATTGAAAAGCAAGATAAAATTTGTCGGTTCTATGACGGGGCGGGTCAATCTTTTAGCCGAGGCGAAATACAAGGAACTTAAACCGCTGTACCCGAATGCTCTCGATTCTGCCGTAAGGGACGCCGCGAAAAAATGGGCGCGCAAGGTCGCATACCTCAAAGATTGTTACGCCTATTCGAGCGAGGGATGCGAGCAGTACGGAGCTAACGGGCTGGTGTTTAATACGGCATGGGCTGGGGACAAGATTGCCGAATCGCTGAAAAGGGACGTGCAATATAAATTTCACCCGATTGCCTGTGACACGGTTAAGGCGGTTTTCGACCATGAACTCGGGCACAAAATTGATGCCCTCCTCGGGTTGCGTAAAGATGCGGAGTTTCTGAAAATATTTCGGGAGGCAGTCGTTCATGGCGAGCAATACATCATCGACAACCTTTCGCATTATGCGTATGATTCGCGCCGCATAAGGAAACCCAACTATACCCCCGAGGCGGAATTTATCGCCGAGGCATGGAGTGAGTACCTAAACAACCCGCAGGCACGCGAAATTGCGACGGCGGTCGGAAAGTTGATCGAGAAAAAATGCGGGGAATTGAAACGATGAAAATGTCAGTCCGCAGCGTAAACACGGGTTTTCGGCGCATCTTCCGCAGCCTCGAAAACAAAATCGCCCACCTGTTCCGGCAGGGGCTTGTCGTGTCGTGTCGCATCCGTGAAAAACTCGAGCGGTATATGATTGAACGCACGGCATTTGCAACCACTCAAATAGTGCTTGCATTCCGCACACTCGCGGACTTGTACCGTTGTTTCGTAGTCAATCATTACGATATGGATAGCGTTTTCGCAAAAATAGCACATTTTCAATTACCAACCAAAGAAAAATGCCAAAACCTGACGAACTGATCCGAAATATACTCTCCGACATGAAAGTCGAGCTTACCGAAATGTTCGACCGGAATTTCGAGCGCAAAGGCTTTTTCGGCTCCAAATGGAAGCCCCGAAAGGACAAAAAGGCGAAAGGGTCGCTCCTGCATGTCACGGGAAAAATGCGCCGTTCGATCCGGGCGTCCGTTCGTGGGAAAGGGGTGCATTATTCCTCCCCGCTGCCGTACACCGCACTCCACAACGAGGGCGGAAAGTTCGCGCAGAACGTCCGTACCCACACCCGGACAAACAGGCGCACGGGCAAGACCTATACCGTGCGGTCGCACACCCGGCAGATAACGATGCCGAAACGCCAGTTTATCGGCGACCACAAGGAGGTGCGGCAAGCGATCAAACAGATCGTCCACGAGAATATAACCGAGTTTTTCGATAACCTCGCAAAAGAGTTGAGAAAATGAGAAAGGCAATCTACAAAGCCGTTGCCGACAGGCTGAAAAATCCAAAGGTCGGCGTCAAGTTCGTAAGCCTGTGGAACCGGAACACCGAGCAACTTTCCAAACAAAAGGCGTTCCGGCTTCCTGCCGTGTTCGTCGAGTTCGAGCCGATCGAGTGGGCGCAGCTCTCACGGGGCGCACGATCGGCAGACATTCGGGTACGGCTCCATGTCGTGACCGAAACGCTGGCGTCGCCCGAGGAGGGCGGGAAATACCAAGACCGGGCACTCGAACACCTCGACCTTATCGAGCGGATCGACGCGGAGGTGCAAGGTCTCTCCGGTGAGGGGTTCAACTGCTTTATGCTGGTCGAATCCGTGACGGATCACGATCACGAGCGCGTGCAGCATGACGAGGAGTGCTTCGTGACACACGCGACCGACACCTCGGCAGTCAAGCCCCAAGCGGTCGCCGTCGGCGTCACGCTGGTAAGAGGATAAAACAAGCCCCGGCAACCTTTTACGGTTCCGGGGCTTGCGTCCTTATTTGTCGGGGATTTCGTCGTAGCGTTCTTGCAGTTCTTCGTCCAGTCGTTTGTCTGTTTCACGAAGCCGGGAAAACAAATCGGCAAAGTCGCTGAAACCGCCCACCGGATCGCCTCGCATGGCATTACGGATATACTGCTCGTAGGCGTCGGTAATTATTTCGCGCTGCTTCTTATTCATCCCGTGTTTGTTTTTGGATATTTTCGAGATACTCGACACCGCAGCGGGTGACTATGGCACCGAAATACGGGTGCGGGTCAATCGCTTTATAAACACCCATAGGATGCCCGATTTCGATCAATTCCGGGGCGATAACCTCGATTTCGCGGAGTAGTTTTGCGGTATGGCAACTGAATACGTCCGCGCCTCCGACAACCTCCTGCAAGGCGGCGATCTGCTCATTGTTCAGTTTGGTTCTTTCGTTCATAAATCAAATAAAGTAAGTTGTTTGTTTTCGGGTTCTTTCGGTAACGGCTCGTTTATGTAGTTCAAGAAAGTGCGGTAACAAATACCGTATTTCGGCTCGATGAATTTTCGCCATACAGCCCGGTAGCACTTGGACTGATTGCCAGCCTCGTAGTGCTCCCTCGTTATCGCGCAAACCTCTCGGATGCGTTTTAACGTGCTTTTATAACGAACTCCCTTTGCCATGTGCCGAAAACTTACTATTTTTGCAAAAGCGTCCCCACGCTTCGCTCGTTAGTCGGTTCCCGGTTGGCGGGCTTCTTTTTTATACCCCGGACTTGCCGGGGTAAGGTTCGATCGTGATCTCGATGTTCAGCGTCTTTTTTACCCGTCCGCTGCCTCGGCAAACGGGACATTCATACGGCTGCGGATCATCTTCTCTCCCGTATGGGTGAAACTCCGGTACCGTGTAAGCTATCCCGGTGCCCTTGCAGTTGCGGCACACCTCGATACTCTCTTTTTCATAATTGCGCACTTTCTCTGACATTCAGCCTTATTCCTCTTTTTTAGGTTCAACAAAAAACGTTTCGTCCTGCTCGACCTTGATGCCGACTTTCTGCATCAACTCGGGCATGTCCTCATTCTCACGATCGGCGAGGAGCTTGTCTTTGGCGACCTCCTCGCTGGTGCGGACATACGCCGGGTTGAACTCTTTGAGCAGCTCCAGCACCGCCGCCCACGTAAAGCCCTTGCGGGTTTTGAGCTTCGGTGTCCCGGTGCGGAACCCGAGGACGCCGTGCGCCGTCTCCATGCTTTTCTTTTTGGAGAAAAGCTCGTCCCGGTTCTCGGTGGCGAACGTCTGCATCACCTCGAGGGCGTCGTCCTTTTGCTGCTGGAACTTGGCGATCTCCTCGGCATTGCGCTCTCTGATCTTGGTAATCTCCGCGTCCATTGCCGCGTTGATACCCTGCAATTTGGCGTCGGCAAAGGCGAATGCGCCGAAAGCCTCCTCCATTTGGTCGCGTGTAACTCCCGAAACCACGACCTTTTTAACTCTTGTTTTTGCCATTGTTATAAAAATGAAAGTTGGTTATTTCTTCTTGTTGTCGCCGTCGAATATCCGGTGAAACATAGCCTCGATCGAGGCGCGTTTCACGATTTCGAGGACTTGGGGGTTCTTGGAACACGCCGAAGCGATAGCCTCCGACACCCGACTACCTCGACCGCCGAGAAACCCGACGCACGTCGATGTTTTATCGTTCCCGTCATCCGAAACCGCAAAGAATGCAACGCCGCATTTGTCGGAAATTCCCCCCCCCGCAGGGTCGAACATAGCTTTGAGTTCCTCGGCGATCTGCCCGGCACGGGTAGCGAAATCGACAGGCTCCCCGGGCTGGTCGGTTTTGGATTCCGACGTTGGGCGGACGAGGTTCGCGGGTTCGTACTCGACGGCATACGTTAAACCTGTGTTTGCATCGAGCACGTTTACCGCCATGCAATTCCAAGAGCGCGGCACTATTTCCCAAGGAATTTTTTCACTCTTAAATGTCCGCTCGTAGGGGTCTTTGATGATCTTGTACTCCACCTCGCCGAGCCGGGTGAGGGCATTGGTTTTAAGGCAGACCGCCTGCGCTTTGCGCGGAATATATCCGCAGCCGATGATTGACTTCTGATTGTTCATAATTTTTTGTTTTTAAGTGGTTTAATTTGTCTTTTTCGCCTGCGTTGCAAGCGGGTTAATTTCTTTGTTTTTCGGGTTCTGTTGCCTCGTAGCGGCTTGTGCCTTTGTTTTGGCATAACAGCCGAATACCACCGTAAAGCGGAATTACAGGATCGCATTGCCTCGGTAAACCGCAACAGGGCTCCGGCGAGCTGCTCACATGCGGCTCTCATAGGTCGCATATTCCGGCTGGTGGACGATCTGCAAGCCGCACTCCTCGGCGATATTCGCCTCGATGCGCGATCCCCGGCTGTCACCCCAGTCTTTGAGCAGATAGATCGCATCGCATTCGAGCAACAGGGCAACGTCCGCGACGAGGTGCTCATTCCAGCTCGCCTCCGAGCCGAGCCCGTTGTTGATCGGGTTTACAGGTTCGTGCCCGAACGCCCGGATTTGCTGCTCCGCCTGCTGGAACTTGGCGGTTACTTGATCGGTCGGCAAGCCCGAAATTTTGCCGCTGATGTACCATTTCATCGTCTCGCCCTCCATTTGCAGTAAATCCACAACTTGCACAGCCCGACGATTACCACAATAAGCAGCACAAGGGCAAGAGGCATCCACATAGGAGCGAGAACCCACCACCACGACCACGCGATGCACTTTGTCAGTTTCAGCACGATAAAGGCGATTGTGAGCAAGCCCAAAAAGCCGATACCTGCACCCGAAGAATTGTTGTTTGAACTCATAATTTTTTGTTTTTGAAAGGTGAATAAATCCGTTAATTCAATATCGCCGGGGAGGTTTTCCCCGCCGTGTAGCTTTGAGCCAAGAGCTCCATTGCGATACGTTCCGCCGCATCCATGTCCTTTTGTTTGTTGCGGAATGTATTGTACAGGTTCCGCAGACGCTCGGCGGGTATCTTGTTGAAAGACTGGTACCCGGTGGATCGGCAGGCAATTCCTTTGATTATTTCGGCATTGCTTTCCTTGTCGATTTTACGCAGGTAGCCGCCGATCGCAGCCATAGCACGCTTGCGCAGTTTATCCATTTGGTCGCCTTTGTCGCCCTCCAACTGCTTGGAAAGCGAGGCACAAACGTCGATAAGGGCGTGCGTGTCTATGTCGGCACTACTCTCGACGCCGAAGCTCTCGACGATCGCCCGTTTTTCCGCCTCCGTCAGTCCCAAACGCGAGCAAAGGGTGTGGAACTTGCGGAGTACCCCGTTGTGAATTTTATCCATTGTGTGCATAATTGTGTATCATTAAAGTTTATCAATCCAATACTCATTTGCGCCCCGTTCCCATATCACGAAATCGGCACCTCCCTCGCCTTTTTCGCCTTTGAATCGGGTCGTTACGAATCCTTTGTAACCCTCGACCCGGATTTTCACCTCCGAGAGCTTTCGCACGTGCTGCGCGATAGCCGGATAGGGCTTGTTGTTTTCTTCGTGTGCTATGAAAATGAATAACTTGTCGGGAAACTCGTTTATCAATTCCATGAACACCGTCCGCGTGAACCCGACCAACGCCGTAATCGAATCAATCACGACCACGTTAGGGCTTTTGCGCTTCCGCAGGCGTTCCCGCAACTCCTTGATCGGTTCTTTCGCCAGCACGATAACCCGGGAGCCGACCTCCTGCATTGCGGCGTCTTTCCATGCGTTCTGAAACGACAGCGATAAACCTTGCTCCAACGTGTCGTAAGCCGCCCGATCCACGAACCCGCACAGGTATTTGAGCAGCTCCAAAGCAAGGTGCGTTTTACCGCCGCCACTCTCCCCGTAGATGATCCATGCGCCCCGGAGTTCGGGTTTACCGAATGACGCGAGCCATTTGCCCGTGAAATCGGCAACCTTGAACTTGGCATTCACCACGTTTTTATTGCTTATCGCTTTTGCCATGTCTAAATCCTTTCTCCCAATCTGATAATGAAAACATCGTGATCGGGCGCACCCCATTCGGGTTTGCCTCTGCCTATAATTACACTCTCAACTTTGAACGTCATTGCTTCGGTGGTATAACCACGACGGAAACGTACATGCGTAAAACCGCTTGAATTGGGTTGTATGCAGGCAGTACCCGTGCACTTGCACATAAATTGAGGGAACGATGATTGCGAAAATCC